CCACCCATTACCGGGTGACGGTGAACCGTCCCCTTGAATTTGCCGGGGCCCGGTTTCGGCCAGGGGCGCGCTACACGGTGACGGCCGCCATCTTCGACAGCCTGACCTCCGAGCATCCGGAGGCGATCGCCACATCCGAGCCGCTGAAGAAAGGATGACGCCATGCTGAGGTTCGAAGATCTGCGGGTGCGGGACAACCAAGACCTCGACCGGGATTTCTTCAATCGCCGTTATCGCTTGATTGCCGAAAGCCTCGGCGATCTCGACGCGCAGCTAGCGCGCATTCGCGGTGCCACCGACAATCTGGTGACGCTGGGGCTGTCGCGGGTAAATGAGGTCTTGGGTCCTGCGCTCGCCACCGCAACGGCGGCGGCCAAGAACGGGTTTCTGGTGGCGACATCCTCGACGCCGCTTACTGTGTCGGTGGGCCTGCAGACCACCTTCGAGATCGACGATACGCCCGCGCGGGCGCTCTTTGCGCCCACGCCCTATGTCGTGCTGACGCGTGATGGGGGCGGCAGCCTGAACGACTGGGCGGTGTTTCGGGTCGATAGCTACAACCGCGCCAATGGCGGGCTGGCGGGCGAAGTGGTGGCCGTCAACGGAGATATCGGTGCGGCCGTGCATGGCGACTGGGTGATTTCTGCCAGCGCGGGCCTTGCGGCTTCGGTGATCGAGACGGCCGCTGCAGTCTCAAGCGCGCTGGCCCTGGCCCAGCAGGCGGCACAGGATGCGGCTGCCGCGGCGGATATTGCCGAAAGCGTGCTGGCCAATGGGCCGGTGTCGTCCGTGAATGGCCAAGCCGGGGAAGTGGCGCTTGGGATCGGGGATATTCCGAACCTCACGGCGCAGCTCGCCAGCAAGGCGGCCAGCAGCCATGGCCATACGATAGCGCAGGTCTCAAACCTGCAATCAACGCTGACGGCGCTGCAAAGCCGGATCGATCTGGTTGATGGCGGAACGTATTGATGGAGGCAGGCACCATGCGATCCGCCCTGACACAGATCAGCACCAAGCTGGGCATCACCGATGTGCGCGATGTGCAGGTGGGTGAGGTTGTCGAAGATGGTGCGGGCGGCTTTGTCCGTGCAATTCGGGTCTTCGGAGAACCAACGGCATCTGCTGGCCCGGCTCTGATCCTCGAGATCCAGATCCAGTCCGACACAAAGACCGACCTCGATATCACGACACCGACGCTGACTTTCTGAACGTCGGCCAACCGCCGATCCCAAGCATCCAATATAAATTCACGCGCGCCTGACGGCCGCGTGGGGTTTTTGGCTATTCAAGGAGACCCTCTCATGTCCGACCCGACCTTCGGGATTTCCATCACGCGGATTGATACTGAGCCGCGCCCGCCCGTTTGGAGCGATATGTCCGTTGTGGGCCTGATTGGCACGGCGCCGGATGCTGATGCATCGGTGTTCCCGGCCGACACGCCGGTCTTTCTCTATTCTGACGACGCGACCAAACTGACAGCGCTTGGTGCAACCGGCACGCTGCGCGATGCGGTCACGCTGATCAACGCGCAGCTCGGCGAGTTCCAGGTGGCCGCCAAGGTCGTGGTCGTGCGCGTCGAAGACGGGATCGATACCGACGCAACCATCGCCAATATCGTCGGCGACGGCGTCGCGACCGGCCTTCAGGCCTTTCTGACGTCTGGCCCTGAGCTGGGCATCATTCCGCGCCTCATCTGCGCCCCGGGCTATACCAGCCAGCGCGGTGTCGGTGAGGCCAACCCGGTCTGTGCGGCACTGCCCGCGATCTGCGAAAAGCTTCTGGCGCATGCGGTCGTCGATGGCCCCGCCACCACCGAGCAGGACGCCATCGATTGGCGAGAGACGATTGCCTCGCAGCGCCTGATCCCGGTCGACCCTGCAGTGAAGGTGTTTGACGGTGGGGTGAGTGTCGTTCAGCCGCTGTCGCCCGCGGTGATCGGCATCGGTGTGCGCCGAGACCACGAAAAACAGGGCCGCCCGTTCCACAGCTGGGCCAACCAGCCGGTGCAGGGCATCATCGGGCCGTCGCGCCCGATCAACTTCTCGCTCACCGATGGCGCGACCGAAGGCCAGCGCTTGCTGTCGGCCAATGTCGGCGTGCTCCTGCGCGGTGAAATGGGCGTGGAAAGTGCCATCGGCCAGGGCGGGTTCATCTTCGTGGGCACAGACAACGCGGGCGAGGATGATCTCTGGCGGTTTTATAACGTCACCCGGGGGCGCGATTTCATCCACCTGATGCTGCTGCGCACCCTGCGGTTCTATCTCGGGCGGTTCAACATCACGGGCCAGACCATCCAGGCGATCCTGAACACGATGGAAACCGGCCTGCGCAATCTCAAGGCCGATGGCGACATCCTGGGCTTCGAGATCAAGTTCACCCGCGATCAGAACACGCCCGAGGAGCTGCGTCAGGGCCGCTTCACGGTCAGCTTTGCCGCCGAAGAGGCACCGGTCCTGCGCTATCTCGGCATCCAGTCCGCGCGCTACCGCCCGGCGCTTGATGCGCTGCTCGATGATCTGCTGGCGCAGGTCGGCACCATTACTGGATAAAGGGAAATACCATGAGCAACATCTACATCATGGAGGCCGCAAACCTGTTTTGCGGCGATGAAAACCCCACGGCCTCCAAGCACCTGACGCTGACCGAGTTGCAGCTGCCCAACCTGCAGGAAATCACCCAGGACCATCATCCCGGCGGCTCGCGCGTGCAGATCGAGGTGGCCCTCGGCATCCAGAAACTCGAGGCCAGTTTCAAGCTGGCGGGGTGGGATCCGGACCTGCTGACGCAGTTTGGTCTTGGGGCTACGGCGCGCAAGAAGTTCACCGCCTACGGTTCGGTGCGCGACAAGCGCAACGGCGTGGCGATCGAGGCCAAGGCGGTGCTGGAGGGGCGTCTGGGCACGGCCAATCCGGAGGCGTTTCAGCGCGGCGAGTTGCAGGGCTTTGACTATGCCATCAACGAAATCCTGCATTACGAACTCTATTTCGAGGGGGCCGAGAAATACTACTGGGATTTCTTCACCACCGACTGGCGCGTCAACGGCACATCGCAAAACGCAGATGAGCGGGCGATCTTGCGCATCCCCAATGGCTTTTGAGGTGATCCATGACTGACGCAGCACGCACAAAGACCGTTTCCCTATCGGTACCCGTGACCTTCGAGGGCCGCGAAATCACCGAGATCCGCATTGCCAAGCCCAAGGTGAAGGACCTCAAGCGGATGAACGCGGCGCTCGACGGCATCACCGACCGCCTGGATCAGGGCATTGTCATGGCCTCGGCGCTGACGGGCTATCCGGTCGAGATGATCGAGGATCTCGACACCGACGACTTCACCGCGCTGTCGGAGGTGATTGCGGATTTTTTCCCCAAGGGCACGGCTTCGCCGCCTGGCGATCGGTCGTAGCTGAGGTCGCCCACTGGCTGAACACGCCGCTCACGGCTTTTGACGAGATGGACTGGTCTGAGGTGGTGCTGTGGCACGCCGAGGCCCGTCGTCTCGCGCGGGCGGCGAAAATGAGGTGACGCGACGCCGTGGAGGCTGTCTCGCGCGGGCGGCGAAGATGAGGTGATCAGATGACACAGCTCACATCCCAACTGGTCATCGAACTGCTGGACCGGGTGACCAGCCCGGCGCGTCGGGCGGCCAATGCCCTGGCGGGCATCTCGAACACGGTCCGCGAGACCAATGGCCAGCCCATCACCTTTGGGGACCGCCTGAACGCGGCCATCACCCGCAACAACCGCGCCCTGGCCAACGCGCGCGGCGGGCTCGTCGATGCTGTCGCCAGCTTCTATGCGCTGCGCCAAGCGATCGGTGCGCCGATCCAGGCTGCCGCCGCTTTTGAGAGCGCAATGGCCGATGTGGCCAAGGTGGTCGACTTCAAGACGCCGGAAGCCTTTACGCAGTTCCAGCAGGACCTGTTCGCGCTCTCGCGTGACATCCCGATCGCGGTGAATGGGCTTGCCGAGATTGCTGCCGCCGCCGGTCAGGCGGGCATCGCTGGTGAGGACCTGGTCCGGTTCACTGACGCCGCCGCCCGCATTGGGGTCGCCTTCGACATCAGCGCCGATCAGGCCGGTGGCTCGATGGCAAACCTGATGACCGCGCTCGGGCTCACCATTGATGAGACCGTGTCGCTGGCGGATGCGATGAACCATCTGTCCAACAGCCAGGCCTCGAGTGCGGCGGATATTCTGGACGTGGTCCAGCGTGTGGGCGCGCAGGCGACCATGTTCGGCTTTACCGCAGAGCAAACATCCGCCTTCGCCTCCGCGATGCTGGCAGCAGGCTCGACCAGCGAGGTTGCTGCGACGTCCTTTCGCAACATGGGGGCGGCGCTCACAAAGGGCGAAGCCGCCACCGCCGGACAGCGCCGCGCTTTCGCAGCCCTTGGGATCGACGCAGAAGAAACCGCTCGATCCATGCAGGAGAACGCGGTTGAGACCACAATCGACGTGCTGCGGCGCATCGGCCAGCTTCCAGCGGAACAGCGCGCAGCGATCTCGTCGCAGCTCTTTGGTAATGAGGCCCGCGCCCTTGGGCCGCTGCTGACCAACCTTGGCCTTGTCGAGGACACGCTCGGCATGGTGGGGGATCGCGCGACCTATGCTGGCTCGGCTTTTGCAGAGTTTGCAGCCCGTAACAACACGTTCCAGGCCAACATGCAGCGGTTCCAGAACGTTCTGACCGAGTTGCAGATCAATATCGGCAATGCGCTGATGCCCGCGATCACGCAGCTCGCCGAAGCCGCCACGCCGCTGATCACGCGACTGGCTGATCTGGCGAATGCCTATCCGGAGGTGACGCTGGCAGTGGTCGGTGCGACTGCAGCGGTGATCGCCTTCAAAGGTGCGATGGCGGCGCTGCGCTTTGCCGGGCTTCTGGGGCGCGGGGGTGTCTTGTCGCTGATTGCGGCGGGATACAACAGTGTCGGGCGGGCGGCCATCGGGGCGCGCACGGCGGCAAGTTCCATGATCGGATTGCATTCTGCGCTGGCGGCCATGTCGGGGCAGCCGCTTGGGACAATTGGCCGCTTGCGTGCCGGGCTCACGGGGATCGCGCTGGCGGTCCCGGGCGTGGGTGCCTTGTCCTCCGGCATTGCGGCCATAGGTGCTGCGGTCGCCACGATCTCCGCTCCAGTCTGGGGCACGTTCGCAGTGATTGCCGCCGCTGTGGCTGCGGCTGGCATTGCCATCTGGCGGTATTGGGACCGGATCAGCGCGATCTTCACCGGCGTGGGTCAGGCGATCAGCGCAGCGCTGCAGCCGGGTCTCGATTGGGTTGGTGAAAAGCTCTCCTTCCTGACGCCGCTGGTCGATGGGTTCGGTGCAGCCTGGGATTGGGTGCGTGAAAAGCTGGCTGGCCTTGGCGATATGCTCTCGGGTCTGTTCACCCGCGAAACCCTGTCTGAGGAAGACGTCGCCCGGATCACCGAACGGGCGCGGGAAGTCACCGAGAACATCATTGGCTGGTTTGCTGGCTTGCCTGCCCGGATAGGCGAGGCGGCCAGCGCATTGGTCG